ACCTCTTCGAGAATTGCTCAGGCGGCTTCCGGGGCGTATGTCGAGGTGTGGGCCGACATGACCGGGTTTACTGTGACTAGGCATAAGTCGCTTTCCCTGACTAAGGCTGCGAACGCGACGACCGGCGCCATCTCCATGACGCGACTGATTAATTGCACGTTCGAGGATTGTGCAACGATTGGTGCTGGTCGATACCTGCTAATCGGTTGCAACGGGGTCACGTTCACCAATACGACCTACGCAGACAACCTCGCCACGACGACGAGTTCGACCATCCCCATGTTCGTGTGGGACCTGCTGACGGCGGCGTCTTACAACATGAAGTTCGACGGCCTTTCGTGGGGCGGTCTCGACCTTGTGCAACCGTACTCCGGGGTGCTGCAAATTGGAGTTGCCGGGTGCCAGAACATCAAACTGAGAAACCTTGGCACGGCATCTGCCCCGCTGGACATGGGCAGCAGTTACGTATCGGGAACATGGACACGCGCTACAACGACCACGACGGTCACCAAGACGGCGCACAACCTGAAAGCGGCTGACATCATCGCTGTCAATATGTGCTCTGACGTTGCGCCAAAGGCGCTGACGACGACGACGGCGACGCTGTGGACTGTGGCCTCTGCGCCAACTGCGGACACATTCACTGTAACCGTCACCAACTCAGGGCAGACTTCTGGGCAGAATCTGAGGTACTACCCGACGATGGCCGGCACCCTTGTCACTTTCGCGGCGGGGGCGGCGGCCAATGGCGTGTACATCCAAAGATGCTACACGCCGCACCTGCGTACCGGGGTTCTTAGCGGGATGGACAACTCGTCGAAGAACGTCTATCTGGAGGATGTCTGGGGGAGCGAGTGGGGTGTGCAACTCAACCCGCTGCTTAACTCTTTCATTAGGCAACTCCAGTCAACCCCCGCACTGACGGCTCAGGTGTCGTGTTACGGTACGCACTTTATTGACTATTACACGACAGCGGCGGGAGGTTCGGTAGCCTCTGCCTCGTGGTCTCGTTCGACGACCGTATGTACCGTAACGGCAACCAACCACGGGCTGCGGGTTGGCGATCAGGTACTGGTCACCGTCACGTCCGACGCGGCTGCGGTAATCCTCGGCATCAAAACGATCACGCAGATTACCGCTGTGGCTTCCCCTGTTGATGTTGGCAACACTTTTCAGTTCACATGCCTGAACGCAGGGTCGGCTTCAGGGACGCTGACGTACATTCCGTTGAATGGCCGGGTCGCCATTCAGATGAACGAGCCGACGACGGAAACGACGAATCAGGTCACGTTGTCAGGAGGGGCGGCGTTTACCTCTGCTGGCACCCTTTACATGCCGACGATCAATCAGTATGCCATCTTTACTGCGGACAAGAATGTGCGTGGGCACGGAGCGTTTCCGATTGCCGAAGCAGTCATGGCAGGCGGCACGATTGGCAACTACGACATCACGTACAGCATTGACGGTGGGAGCACCTGGTACAACCTGTACTACCCGAGGGCTGGCGGGTCCGGCACGTCAGGGCAGTTCACGTTTACGGTAACCAACGCAACAGGGGTTGCCGTTGGCGACTACGTATGGGGCACCAACATCGGCTATAACGCCAAGGTGACCAACGTCAGCAGCAACACGGTAACCGTTGATGTCGCCAACATCGGTACAGTTTCCGGAGTCATCAGGTTCAACCACCTGCCGTCATCCACGGTTGCCGACGCTTCCGCAGGGTTCCCGTTGAAAGTAAAAATTCTGACGAGCACCGCCAACGCGACGGCGATCTCTTCCTTGTATTTCTTTACCAACTCGACGACGACCAACAGGGCGGCGACGTACCCCCTGGACAATGTCCCTGTCACAATCACAGTAAAGGACGCATCAACTGGCGCTGCCGTGCAGAACGCCCGAGTCCGCATCCTCACTGACGCAGGGAGCAACCTCGTTCTTGAAGGGCTGACAAACGCTTCCGGGGTCATTACTGGCACAACGGAATATGCCGATAACGCCATTACCGGAACGGTCAGGCGGGCGACGGATGCCTACGGCACCCGCTACAAGCCGGGGTCGATTTCTGGTGCGACGACGAGCGCCGGCTTCTCTGCAACCGTCCTGTTGATTTCCGACGAATGATCTCCATGTTCAAAAAGTCTTCAGGTGTTTACGTTATCACTAACACGGAGAACGGAAAATGTTATGTCGGTAGCGCAATTAATTTTTCTAAAAGATGGGCAGTTCACAGGCACCAACTTAAGAAAAACAAGCATGGTAATAAACACCTACAAGCATCTTGGAATAAATATGGTGCTCATTGTTTTTTATTTGAGGTGGCCCTATTATGCGCCTGCAAAGATTTGTTGTTTTACGAACAACTTCTTATTGATGTGTTTATCCCAGAGTACAACAAACGGGCTACTGCCTCGTCTAACTTAGGGTTGAGGCCGACTTTAGAGTCACGCAAGAAAATGTCTGAGTTTCAAAAGACGCGACGCCACTCTGAGGAGACAAAGGCTAAGCTATCATCTTTAAAGACAGGACTCAAGCACACCCCGGAGTCAAAAGAAAAAATGAGGCGCACACACCTTGGAAAGCCCAGCCCAAGGAAAGGAATGACGCTTTCTCCGGAAACTATTGCTAAGATGAGCGCGGCACTAAAAGGGCGTAAAAGCCCGAGGGCGCGGCCTGTTGAGATAGATGGTGTTATTTATGAGTCAGCAGCACAGGCAGAGAGGGAGATTGGGGTAAGGACAGGCACACTGACTTCCATGTTATGCGGGTATATTAGAAATAAACTTAATGTTAGGTATGCACAGTGCTCGACATAGACCACGCCACTTTCGTCATCTCAATCCCGAAGGCGGATACCGTCTTCGTCGAGACGAATGCGCTCACGGGTTACGAGATCAGAAGTTATGATGAGTACGTGTTGATGCGGCAACTGGCGGGCTATCTCGACAGTGAGGAGGGCGCCGCACTGCCGGCAGCTTTCAGCCACAATACCAGCGTCACGATTTCCGGCGTCGTCTACGCTCGAGCGCTGCTGATCCTTGAACCCTATACTATAGTTTTCGAGGATGGTCAATATCAGGTTAAGTTGGCGGGAGGCACTAACAACAATTTGCTCGACGTGCTGAACCCGAACAACGTGTCTGTGATTCCGGCGAATTCTGCCGGCTTGCAGACAGTCAATATCGCCGGAGGGGGCGGGGCTACCCCTGCGGAAATATGGGGGTATGGAACCCGCACACTGACGTCCACGTTCCCAGATGTTCCGACTGCCGAGGAGAACGCTGCAGCGACGATAGCCGCATTGATCGAAGGTGGGCTGAGTCTGCGAGACGTCCTTCGCCTTGTTTTGGCGGTAACCGCAGGCGACGCGACAGGGCTTGAAGGCGCCACTATGAAGTTCAAGAGCCTGGATGGCACCAAGAACCGCGTCGAAGCGACCTACGCTGCCGGCGACAGAACCGTGACCGGACGCGACCCGTCATGAGTTACTTCGGCAAATACGGCGGCAGTTACAACGGCAAGTGGTGGGGCAGCGTCATCGCTGACGTTGCTCGCCGGTATATTTTGAGAATCCAATCGCATGTCAGAAAAACCGTCATGCTCGTATCGAAGGTCTTTTGATGGAGCAGATTACTGTCTCTTCTCCTCTGACGACGACCGCCACGCTAGGCTCTGCTCTATGCGTGTCGCTTACGGCTGCTTCCGTGCCAGTCACGTCCGCGACCTTGGTAAGTCCGTTGAACAAGGTGCTGACCGCAAGTTCGAGAATTGACCTGGAGGAATCCTGATGAGTGTCATCTACAAAAACGACATCGGCACCGAGTTGATCCTCGACTGCGGCGTCACCATCTCAACCGCGACCGTGATGAAGGTCCGCGCCCGTAACCCCAACGGCGCCCTGAAAGAATGGGTTGCCACCTTGAACAACTCGACGAGCATCAAGTATGTGCTGCTGACCGGCGACATCGACGTGGCCGGCAAGTGGCAGTTCCAGTCGTACATCGAAATGCCGGGCTGGAAAGGTCGAGGCGAGTGGGCGACGGTAGAAGTCAAGGATTGACATGAAACAGGCCAAGAGACGGTTGTTTATTCCTCGTAGCAGTATGGATTTGCAAAACCTAAAGGGGCGTGGTATAAGCCCTGAAACGGAGACGCGAATGAGTACCAGTAAAAACACTTTTCCTGAAGTCCTGTGGGCGGGCACCGAGCACAGCCTCGCGCTGGCGATGGAAGCCCATGATCGTATGATGGCCGGGAACCTGCCCGGAGAGGACGACGAGGAAGACGACGTACCGTTCAACTACTCCACGCAGGGCGACGTCGGCATTGTCACGATCAAAGGGTCGCTGACCAACCGCGACGCCTGGTACAACCGTTACCTAGGCATCACCAGTTACGCCGACATTCGCAATGCTGTTATGTACGCGGCGCAGGATTCGGGCGTCAAAGCCATCGTGCTCGACATCGACTCGGGCGGCGGCGCTGTGAGCGGCGTCGCCGACGCCGGCAACCTCATCAAACTGGTCGATCAAAGTATCAAACCGGTCTACGCCTTTACCGACGGGACGATGTGTTCCGCCGCATACTGGCTTGGCTGCTCGGCCCGCGAAGTCTATTCCAGTAACGTCTCGACGGTCGGCTCCATCGGTGTCATCGCTACGCACATGGAGTACAGCAAGGCGCTCAAGGAAGCGGGCGTTGGCGTCACCGTCGTTCGTGCCGGCGAGTACAAGGCGCTGGCGAACTCGGTTGAACCCTTGTCTGAAAAGGCCAAGACGCAGTTGCAGAACCAACTCAACTCGGCTTACCAAGTCTTCATCGAGCACGTCGCCGATTGCCGCCATACGACGGTCAATCTGTGCGACGCCAATATGGCGCAAGGGCGAGAGTTCTTCGGCAAGGAAGCCATGGCTGCTGGGCTGGTGGATGGCATCGAAACCTTCGACTCGATGATGAGCAAGGTCGAGATGAAACTTCTTGACATTGAGAAGCATTCCAATAACAATTTGGGAAATTACCAACGAGGTATTGACATGGGCAAGAAAGCTTTGACTGAAACCGACATCGCCGCACTGGCCGCTGGCCTCGACATCGAGGCTACCGCCAACCCGGCCGTTGAAGGGAATGAGTCTACTACCGAGGCTGCTTCTACCGAGACCGAGGCTGTCGAAACGACGGCGGAAGTGACGGAAACGGAAGAAAAGAAGCATGACAACCAAGCCTCGGTTGTTTCCTTCCTGCAGGCGCAGGTGAAGGAGAAGGATACCGAGATTCTTAACCTCAGCATCGAGGTCAAGGGTTTCAAGGACAAGGTTGCCTCCATTGAGGCAACGCACAACGGCCTGACCGACGTCGTTCGGAAGGCCGTTGCTGGAATGAAGGTTCGGATGGGCGCTTCCAACGTCGATCTTTCCGCGCTGTCGGCTCAGGAACTCCTGGCGGACTACGCGGCGACGTCTGAGGCTTTCCTGAAGACGTTCAAAGCTGGCGGTGTCGCTGCGGTAGATGCAGCCAGCGCCGAAGTTCAATCGCCGACGATGAGTCCGCGCCAGAAGGCACGGGTCGATGCGGCACGTTTCACGAAGTAACTAGGAGCTAGACATGGCTAAGTTCAAGATGCAACCCACTGTGGATACCGAGTGCATTACTGCACGGCTTGGTGCTGGCTCCGGTTCCGCCAATTACGTCACTGACCTGGAACTCGGCAAGCCGGTAAAGCTGGCTGGCGATTCCCAGTACAACCTGTGCGCCGCTGGCGACCAGATCGAAGGCTTCATCCGGGCCGTTGAGACCTGGACTGCCGACGACTTCTCCATCGGTTCGGTCCAGTACGAAGGCCGCGTCAAGGTCACCCTTGACGGTCTGCAAGCCACGCCGGGTACTGGCGCCATCGCCGTTGGCGATTACGTCGTCGCTGGCACCGCCGTCGCCAAGGGTACTGCTCTCGGCACCGCCTACCCGAAGGTCTGCAAGGCCACGACCCAAACCGGGATGTATTTCGCTTGGCGCGTTGTGTCGCTGGATGGCACGACCGCTGTTGGTCAGACTGCCACCATCGAGCGCGTCAACGCCTAAACAGGAGATACTGAAATGGCAAAGTTTTTTGATGCCTCTGGCAAGATTCAAGAGGTGAACGTCAGCCTCGATACCGTGGTTCGTCCCGCCAAGGACGCGAATATGTCGGTGCGTGACTACGTCAATACCACCTACGAGACCAACGCCGAGTCCTACGGCGACGCCTTCTCGCAGCTTTGTGAGTCCGAGGGCATCGTCCTTGGCTCCAACAAGAAGTACGGCATCAAGTCGCCGTCGCTGGAGTCCGTGCTGAGTGGCCGTCCGGAAATGGAAGCTGGCGTCATCGTCCGCAACCCGTCCAACCAGGCCCGCGTCCTGCTCATGCCCGCCATCGGCGCCCTCGTCGAGGACAAGCTGGTTGGCGACCTGAACATGAACGCCGACCAGTATGACCGCATGATTGCGATGGACACCACCATCGCCGATGAGTGGTATCTGTGGCCGGAAGCCAACTACGCTGGCCCGGAAGCTGGTCGTTCGCAAGCGATCTCGCAACTGTCCAAGCCGACCAACATGCTGACGCTGACGACTTCTGAGAAGTCGATCCGTGTCCCGACCTTCTCCCTTGGCATCGAGTGGTCCGAGCAGGCTACCAAGTATCTGAACCTGGACTTCATCTCCCTGTCCATCGCCCGCCAGATCGCTGTTGAGCGCAACGCTCGTGCCAACGAGAACTTGCTTGCCATGCTGAATGGCGACGCGGACGTGGGCATGGCTTCGCTGGCTTCCCTGAGCAAGGTCAAGACCGCTGTGTCTCTGGACGCTGCTGCGACCACGGGCATCACGCAGAAGGCCTGGATGCTGTGGCTGAACAGCAACGGCAAGAAGCGCCGCATCGACTGGGTTGTCACTGACATCCTCGGTGCTCTTGCTATCCAGAATCGCTCGGGCCGCCCGGTCATCGTCGGTGACAACGGCACCTCCGTGCGTATCAACACGAACGAGAATGTCGCCAATCCGACGTGGAACGACGAAGTCAACGTGTTCATCACGGATGACCCCTCGTGGAGTGCCGGAACGGTCATGGGTATCGACTCGCGTTACGCCATCCAGCGCGTCACCTCGACCAACGCCTCTTACCAGGCCCAAGAAGAGTTTGTTCTGCGCCGTAGCTCCGCCATGCGCTTTGACTACGGAACTCTCAGCCGGCGCCTGTACAACGATGCGTTTGAAGTCCTGACGTTCTCCTAAAAGAGCGCCAACAAAAGCCCCTCTTCGGAGGGGCTTTTTATTGCCATATTTCCTTATCTCTGTTAATGTCACAAAAACTCCCCATCAAAAGGCGAACCCATGTCTGACGACACCGAAGTCTCCAAGCCTCAAGAAACTGTCGAGGCCAAGGAACCCAAGACCCGAACCTCGCGCCAGCCCAAGAAAATCACCGTCCGCCCCGTCTATGGCCGCATGGTGCACATGCTCACCGCTCAAGAGATTGTGGGCGATACCGAGGTTTCGGAGATCGATGGCTGGCTGCAAGCCCAGATCGATGCCGGCAAGATTGTAGTCGTTGTAGCGTAAGGACACTTCAACCGTGGCCCTTTTGACCTATACGACCTACGACGACATTCGTGCCGCCCTTGGCGTGTCTTCGGACGAAATAGAGGACGCCACGCTCTCGCTCTCGTTGTACGAGTTGAACTTGACGTCGGAGTTCGAGGACATCGATACGTCCATCGAAACCGACTATGCCACGGTTGCGGCGTTGTCGAGCAGGACGGCTGTACAAGATCGGTTTCTACAGGCTACCCGCCTGTTTGCGACCTACGCGGTAGCCTACCAGGCCACCACCTCTCTGCCTTTGTTCAGCCCCAAGGATGTCACTGACGGGAAGGCTGCGTTCTCACGCTACGCCGACAGCCCGTACAAGGAAGTCATCAAGCGGGTTGAGCAACTCTACGGCAAGTACAAAGCCAGGCTCGAAGCGGCATATGCCGCGAACAATGCGGGGAGTGCGCCGTCCATCACGCCCCGCCCCTATTTCAATGTCTCTGTCCCCGACAGCGACCCCGTCACTGGCACCTGACCATGCGCCTCCACTTGGCGGCACAGCACTTTAACCGTATGCCGTGTAACGACGGCTATACAGGTGCTTTCCTGTATAACGGGCAAATTCAATTGTTCGATGATTCAAAGCGCGATAGTGAAAGCTCCGAGCGCCGCATCATTGAACTCGCGCCTGAACTCAGCCCGCCTGCCCGCAAGGTTATCGAGGCCCACGGAGTCCGCTATATCCTTGGACACAGTTTCGACGACTCCGCCCTTGGCCGTGTCATCAGGCGAAAGTTTGTCGCGCATGAGGCCACTATACTGTCCACGCTTTACACCTTGCAGCAATTCTGTGAGAACGCTGCGGGCACGCAGGTGTGGTCGGCGAAGGCTTGGGTCAAGGATGCCAAGGAGATCGACGAGTCCTCCGACATGGTCGGCGTCAATCACATTCACCTGTCGACATCAGAGACGGGGGCACCGACCAATATCATCCTGTTCGACGGCGGCTACCATATCGTTCGCAAGGCGACCAAAGGCGTGTCAGGAACCCTTGTATTGACGTGCGATGAAATACCCGTGCCTGCGGTAGAAACTGGCACACTGAAGAAGGGAACGTATGATCCGATCAATGAGACGATGACGACGACGACGACGTCGGTACGCACCTTGAGGCTGCGCTGGCAGTCCCTGTTCGAGTACCGCGACGCCGTCGCTCCTACCTTCGCGCCTGAAGACATGCAGGCCGTCATAGCCAAGTCGGTTACGACGCCGGTTGTAGGGGCCACCCTTGTCCTGTCGGATGGTGAGTACCAGATCGATTCCATCCTAGACAAGCCTGGCGTGTGGGTATGCAAGGTGGCGCGACATGGCTGACGCTTGGGAAAACCTCGACGCCGCCTTCGCTGAACTCGAAGCCGAGTGCACCAACGTCATTCGTGGGATGACCGTCGATATTTTCAAGACTGCGGTGACGTGGTCGCCGCAGTCGAAGGGCGTCTTCGTGTCCAGTTGGCAGTACAGCCTCAACCGCCCGGTGTTCTGGAGCAACCCCGAGTTCGCCAACACGCCGCCCGAGACGTACATGAGGGGTAACCGTGAGGCTATCGATGCGGCGTTTCAGGCCAACGCTGGCGATGACGCCCCGTTCAAGCTCGGCGACATCGTTTATATCTCGAATGGGGCGGAAGGGCTGGACGGCGAGTATGGTGTCCTCATCGAGGACGGCACCATGAGGTTGCGTTACGAGAACCGGGGCGGCAGCCGCCCTCTCGGCCGCGCCATCGACCGTGCCGGAACGTGGTACGCCCACACCGTCAATCCCAAGCACGCTGCCCAACTCAAAGCGATGAAGATTTACTGATGAAAGAAGCCATCCAGAAAGAGATCGTGACGTGGTTTGACTCCGCCTACCGGGCGCAGTACCCGACTGTGCCCGTCGTCTACGAGAACCAGCCATTTGACTGGAACAACCTGCCCGATACCTTCATCGAGTTCGAGGTCCGCTTCTACTCAGGACAGCAGATCAACCTTGGCAGCCCCAAGACCCGGCACGGCGGCTACATCTACGTGACGGTCTGGACCAAGGAAGGCAAGGGCACGATTGCCAGCAAAAAGATGCTCGACTGGGTCGACGACAGGCTTGGCTACAAGACCCTGGCGACCGTCCAGATCGAGGCGCCAGAGCCCGACGAAGGGTCGCCGAACAAGGGGTGGCACCTCGAAGGAAGCAAGTACAGGTTCTACGCGGATGAGGCGTAAATTCAGCGCAAATTGCAGTGCCTATGTAGCACTTGACACCGATTCTCATTCGTGAGATATAGACGAAAACTCTGACACATTTCCACGTAAGGAAGTATTGCCATGCCGACTCTTTCCGCATCTAACCGTACACAGGTAGCGTACAAGCTTGAGGGCACCTACCCGTCCCAATGGGGCACGCTTCAAGCCGGTAACGGTAACCTCGTCCGCGTCACCGGCGAGACCCTTGACTACACCCAGGGCACCGAGCAGTCGAAGGAACTCCGCTCCGACCGTCAGGTAACCGACACCATCACCGTCAGCGCTTCGTCGCAGGGCGGCTTCAACTTCGAGATGTCGTACCGCGAGTTCGACTGGATTCTCGAAGGCATCGCCCAATCGACCTACACCGAGTACGGTACTTCCGGCGTGTCTGCTGCCATCGCTACGCTGACCCTCGCCACCGGCACCATCACTGCTGGCGCCGCTCCGACCGGCAACGACGCTTTCACTACGCTCCAGAAGGGGCAGTGGTTCTCGATCATTCCGGCAGCCGGCGCTTCCGCCACGGTCAAAGCCTACTTCTACGGTCGGGCCTTCCTAGTCGACGGTACGACCGCCCCGACCTCGACGATCATCACCCTTGACGCCGCCACCCCGATCAACACCACGATTGCCGGCGCTTCGCTCTCTGGCGCTTCGATCTCGTCCTCGCGTCTGGTCAACGGCAACACGATGAAGTCTTACTCCATCGAAGCCGGCCACCTCGACGTCGGCCAGTACCGCCAATACACCGGCATGATTGCCTCGAAGCTGGACCTGAAGATTGGCGTCGGCAGCATCATCACCGGCACCGTCGACTTCATGGGCAAGGGCATGACCCTCGCTCAGGCTACCGGCATGGGCACTGTGGTTGCCTCCAAGGGCTACAGCCCGGCCAACGCCGTTCGTGGCGTCTTCGACATCATCGAAGGTGGTTCCTCGATTACCGCGACGACCTACATCAAGTCGGCGGACATCACCATCGACAACTCGCTGCGCGGTCAGGATGCTGTCGGCGTCCTCGGTAATGCAGGCGTCGCCGCTGGCACGATCAAGGCTTCCGGCAAGCTGGAGGTCTACTTCGCCGACCAGACCATGTACAACAAGTTCCTGGACAACACTGAGAGTTCCCTGGCGATCCCGGTGCAGGACAACGCTGGCAACGGCTACGTCATCGTGTTTCCGCGCATGAAGTACACCGCTGCGAAGGTTAATGCCACCGGCCTTGACCAGGACAACATGCTGTCGATGGACTTCACCGCCCTGATGGACAACACCGCAACCTCGGCGACTTACCAGAAGACCTTCTCTATCTTCCGCGTCGGCGCCGCGATCTAAGTTTTACAGGGGGCTTAGGCCCCCAATCTCAACGCAAATAAAGAAAGGAAGTACGGATGTCTCTCGACATTTTTGCCCGGTTCGCTACCGACGAAACCCTTGAGGAAAACGGAACGTGGTTCCCGATTGGCGGCGGTGCCCGCGTACTCGTTGCCCGTTCCGGCAACCGCAAGTATGCGAAGCTGCTGACCAGGGAGGTCGAACGGAACAAGAAGGCGCTGGACTTGAACGACGATGCGGCTGACAAGTTGTCCGAGGAAATCGTGATAGGCGTCATCGCCGAGACCATCCTTCTCGGCTGGGAAGACGTGACCTTCAAGGGTAAAGCCCTTGAGTACAGCGTCGCCAACGCCAAGAAGCTGCTGGCGTTGAAGGACTTCCGAAAGACCGTGGCGCAGTTTGCTGACGACGTTTCGGCCTTCAAGTTCAAGGAGACCGAAGAGCAGGGAAAAGCCTGACGGCCTACCTTGCTTGGGAATTGGAATGGGGTGCGAGTGAGCAGTTCTTCAAACTAGTAAGAGAAGACACAGGCGTACCTCATCCCGCCGACATTGGGAGACCAGGGCTCAGAAACGACTGCATCAAATATCTGGATGCTTTTCGTTATCTGGGCTCTTCCCGTTTATGGAGCGAGGCAGGCCCGCAGCCGATACAGGTGAGTGAGGTAGAGGCCTACCTCAACATCGCCGGGATTGAAGTACCGTATATGAAGTTGAAGTACCTCTTTCTGATTCAGCAGTTGGATCGGGTAGAGATGAAGCACATCGCTCGACAGCAAAAGTGAGAACAGCATGACCACCGCGAACCTTAGTGTAGGGATCAAGACCGAACAGGCCCGACAGGACCTATTGAATCTCAAGGACTTCATGCGGAGTCAGTTGAGTTCGATGGCGCTGTCGATCAATGCGGTATCGCTTGAGGCTTCCATCAAGAAGGCCATGCTGGGGCCTAGTGGTAACGGGTATACACTGAAGATCAACGCATCGCAGTTGAAGACTGATCTGTCTACTGCGATGAATGACGCGATGGCGGGGGTCAGTCTCGGCGGCATCAGTTCCGCCGACATGACCAAAATGAAGAGCGATCTTGGTCTGGTCAAGCAGCACATCATCACCGCTGCCAACGAAGCCAACTTCGGCGAGAAGATGGCGAAAGACCTTGAGAAAAACGCACCGAGGTTCCGTGAGGCGGGGAAGAAGGCGGGGAAGGCTTCCGCTGAGGGGTTTAACGAGGAACAGATAAAGTACGCCAACCTGTCTCACAGGGCTAAATTGGGCGCAGGTACGCTATCGGTGTCTGAGAAATCAGAGTACACAGCAGCAGAGGTCAAAGCAATGGCTGAGGCTGTCGAGCAAGAACGCGAACAGTTGCGGCTTCAAAGACAGCAGAACCAGGAGAGGAGAGAGGCTGTCCGCCTTCAGAAGGAACTCGTTGCGGAGAACCGGAGGACTGCTGCACGCCTGTTCGCAGAAGGTAAGAACCTTGCACCTGACAACCTCACTGCCAAGGGGCGGGCGCAGTTTGGTGCGCAGTATGCCGTCGGTAAGGGCGTTGCGGAGGACATGCTGCCTAACGGCGCTGCGGGACTTCTGCAATCGACGACGGGGCTGGAAAAAGCCACCAAGCAACTCGGCAACGCCCACAAAGACGCAACAATTCACACCAAAACCCATGCCGAAGCCATGCGTGACGCGCACTCCGCTGCACGTGGCCTTGCCTCTGGTTTTGGGGCAATGTGGTTGACGTGGGGCAACCTTGCCCCCCTGCTTGCCGGTGCCGCCCTGTCGCATGGGTTCATCCAGGCGATGAAGGCAGGAACCGAGTTCGCCTATCAACTTACGTTCGTCAAGGCTTTGGGAGGAGAGACAGCAGACTCAGTACGAGGTATTGGTAGTGCCGCACTTGAACTTAGCAAGAACGGTTTGTTCGGCCCTGTAGAACTTTCCAACGGCTTACGCACGTTGTCTCAAGCGGGCCTTAACGCGACAGAGTCTATGAAGGCTCTGCCAGTAGTTCTTGATCTCGCCACGGTTGGTGAGATGAACATGAAGGATGCTGCGATCACTCTTGTTGGTGTGATGACAGCGTTCAACTTGGAGAAAACTGATTTCGGAAAGATTGGTGACGTGTTCGCCAAGGCTGCGGCTGTTTCCCAGACCAGTGTTGAACAGATTACGCAGGCCATGAAGACTGCTTCTGTCGTGGGCGATCAGTATGGGGCGTCGATGCAGGATACGGCAACAGCCCTTACCTTGCTGGCGAAAGTGAATATCACAGGTACTGCGGCTGGTACATCGTTACGCAACATGTTGAAGGAGTTGTACTCTCCAACCGAAAAGTCGGCGAAGATAATGAAGGACCTCGGGGTCTCTGCTCAGACAGCAGCAGGAGACTTGAGGCCGTTCCCAGATATTATCTTCAACCTGCAGAAAAAACTTGAAGGGTTCAACAAAGCAAGCCAAGTAAAAATCTTGCAGGGGATGTTTGGAGAAAGGGGTGCCAAGGAAGCGGTTGCCATGTTGTCCCTTACTCGTGAAGAGTGGGACAAGTTGAATCGCACGATCTCAGAATCTAGTGGCTTTATGAGAGGAGTATCCGCAGAGTTGGAAGGGACGGTAAAAGGTTCCTTCAAGCAAGCAATAAATACCCTGCAGGCATCAATGATAGAGGCGTACAACAACGCTGAGGGAGAGGCAGGGAAACTTGCGGGACAATTGAAAGAAACCTTTGGTTCGGCGGCATTTAAGGAAAGCCTGACCGCCATCGTTGCTGGTGTTTCTTCTATCACAAACGCCCTAGTTGCGATGGCCCCTGCGTTGGCAATGGCTGCTGGCGGGTGGGTTGCGCTACGTGCTGCAATGATTGGGGCGGCTGTTTGGACAAGTGTTACTACGGCTTTGTCAGGGGCTACCCTCGCTCTTCAGACTCTTGGAGCAGTGGCTGCAGGGGCAGCTACAACTCTTACAGGGTCTACTGGGCTTATTGCCGCTGCTCGTATGCTCCCCGGCGTCATGGGCGCTGCCGGGGCTTCTCTGTTGGCTACAACAGGGGTTCTTGGACCGCTTGCCGTGGCTATTGGTGTCGCTGGAACCGCCTGGTATCTGTTCCGTGATCGCACTGTAGAAGCAATGCAGCAGTCAGCAGACGCTGTGGCACAGGGCGCGGCAAGCATGAGGACAAACCTTGCCAACATTCTCAGGGATGTCCATAATCTTCCTGCTGCGGCGTCTCGCAAGTCGCTGGATGCGCAGCGGCAGGTTCTTGTCGACAATCAAAATAAGCTGCTGGAGCAGAGGGAATCTTTGAAAAAAGCCTATGGCATAAAGTCAGACGCCGAGGCTAAAGAGTTCTCAAACAAGGCAACAAGTGTGCACCCCGTTACTGGGGAGGTCTATACAGAGACGGGGGCAAAGTATGATGCCGTAAATGCTTACCTACAAGCTCAGGCGACACAAAAAACTCTCCTGAAAGAGTTCTCAAAACTGAACCAGACTATTGAGAGTGTTGCAGAGTCTGAGAAAAAGCCGGAAGTTACAATTACTCCACCGAACTTGAAGAATTGGACTGGCGTCGGTGGAGGTGGGGGGGCTTCCAGAGAAGCAGGTAAACTCGAAAACGCCGAGATCAAGAACGTCCTTAAAGATCAGGCGGCTATCGAAAAACTCTACGACACGCACTACAAGCGTCTCATTGATCTCGAGAACGCCTCTGCTCA